GCATGTGGCGAGAGAAGAACTGCAACCGCTCCCCGGCGTCGAGATTAGCTGTGGTATCGATTTTGGCCGTACACCGGCTGCAATCTTTGGTCAGAAGATACATTCTGACAGATGGATAATTCTGCATGAATTTTTAGCGTCCGACATGGGTGCCAATCGTTTTGCTATCGCGCTAAAAAACGAGATTGGCCGCTTGGGATGGTCAGATGGTCGCTTGGCAAACGAAGAAGAAATAGAAGAGCGCCTGAAACAATTTGAAACAGACGAAGACATCGGGCTGCAAAAAGAATATTTCCAAGATGATCTGTTGTTTAGCCCTAAATTCCCAATGAGCTTTGTTGGCGATCCGGCAGGGTCGGGCAGGGCGCAAACCGATGACAAGACGCCGTTTATGATTATGCGGGCTCATGGATTGCCAGTGCGCCCCGCTCCATCTAACGATCCAGAGCTTCGTATTGAAGCCGTGGAAGCGCCTCTTAACCGTCTTGTTGACGGTATGCCGGGAATGCTGATTTCCCCTCACTGCACCAACTTAATAGCAGGTTTTGAAGGCGGGTATCACTTCAAGCGTAAGCAGGTCTCAATTGAGCAATACGACGACAAACCCAACAAAAACCGTTTTTCCCACCCTCACGACGCCCTGCAATATTTAATGCTGGCTGGCGGTGAGGGAACACGCATTACAACAGGCCGCGCTCCGGGCGAAGAAGCGTCCGTTGTCAGGGGCCGTTTTCGAGGCTTTAGCCCCTTTAGGAAAATGCATGAGCGAAGAAGATCAGGACGTTTTACCTGAGAAGAAACCTTCAGATTTCTGGTTCGTCGCGTTTGCCGGTAACAATGTGCATGGCTGGTGGAGACTGTTTACGCGTAAAAAGCCAAAGTACCAACATTGCATAGCATATCGGTACGACACGAAATCGAAAGTGTGGCTTTACGTTGAATGGTCGAAAAACCGTTTAAAGATTACTCCGTACACGCGATGGGAGTTTACGCCAGTAATCGGATGGATGCTGGAAAATGCAGAGATATGGAAAATTACCTCACAAAGGCAGAAGAGATCGAATTTTCATATGTATATCCCGGCTATTTGGCCCGTCACCTGTGTCGTAGCCATACAGCATCTGATCGGCTTGAAAGGGCTGATACTGACACCCTATCAGCTTCGGAAGCATCTAATGCTTAATGGTGCAGAATTGTACGAGGTCGAATAATGGGCGGCATATTTGGAGGCGCACCTAAAGTACCGGATCGGTCTGCAGAGCTTGAAAGAGAGCGCAAAGCAGCAGCAGCGGAAGCGGCGCAGCGCAAAGCAGATGAAGAAGCAAAGATAGAAGAGGCAAGGCTACAGCGCCAAAAAGGATTGCGCGGGGCTCGATCTTTAATGAGTGCCGGTCTTACTGGCTTTGAAAACAAATCTGGTAGCGCCACTACGCTTGGCGATACGCAAAGAGGATAAAGCAGTGTATCAAAAAAAGGGTAAGGGTTCTGGTGCGTCTGGCGCACACAAAACAGTAGGCAACGCTGATTTCTCTGGGATTGGTGGAGACTCTTTTGATTTCGGCATTAGCATGATGACCGGTTCTAATGGCTCTAAAAAGAAAAAGGGCAAGAAGGCTACGGAACCAACGTCTCAAAAATACAAAGACGCTTTGAAGGCTGAACGTAAGAAAAGCCCTCCAAGAGCAAACCCGCATACGAGGTAATTATGCCAGAAAACAAACCATACGGCCCACCTAAGAAGAAAAAACGTCGCGGTTCTGTAAACCCGCTTGGAAAACCGCGCGGCGATGTCTACCGCGATACACGACGCCCCGACTCGCCCAAAAAAGGCGCTAAAGGTCAGGCTGATGTTCCGACTGCTAAACAAAAAAAAGCAGCGGCAAACATAGCCGCAGTCGGTGTTGCGGGGAAAACCCTAATGGTTGCGGGGAAAACCCTAATGACGGCTACAAAATCATATCGCGCGGCTAAAGCGGCTAAAATTGATAAACGTGCTGATGCGAGCGTGCATAAATATAAATCTTGGGAAAATTTTACTAGAGCGCAGCGCTGGGACACCCAATGACGCTTCGGTACAACCAAGTTGAAGTGCCACCCGGCGCAAGCCTTCCGCTAAAGGAAAGTTTGCAAAGCTTCCGTACTGCCTTACAGCAACGTGATAACTGGATTTCGATGTGGGAGGAAGCCTACGATTACAGCTTCCCCAACAGGAGTTCTTTTCACAGTCATGTTCCCGGTCAAAAACGGACAGATTTGATTTATGACGATACGGCACCTCAATCTGTACCTAAATTTGCGTCTCGCATTTTGTCTGGTTTGTTTCCAGAAAATGCCCGCGCGTTCCATCTAAAACTCGGGCCGGATATCGCGGTAGAGAACCGAACGCAAGAAGCTCAAATGATGCTGGATGAGCTAACGCAATATATCCATGAAAGCATCTGGAACTCTAATTTCCACGAAGAGTGCCACGAAGCCATGCAAGACTTGGCTATCGGCACCATGCTTATTTACATGCAGCCGGGAGAGTATCTGGGTCAGTTTAAGTTTAAGTCGATACCCTTAACCGAATACGCTTTGTTGCAAGGGCCTAACGGCTTTCCGAAAGGGTGGTATTTCTGGAAGGAAAAGCAAACCCTCGCCAATCTCGAACAGGAATATAAAAGCCGGATTAAATACTCCGACAAGCTTCGCGAGAAAATGGCGAAAGACTCGTCATTGTCGGATACCGTGGTTACCGAGCTTGTTAGAGATTTTAGCAAAAAGTACGAATGCTATAAGTTTCGTGTGTTTTTGCTTAACTGCGGTGAGCTTGTCGTTGAAGACAAAATAGAGGGCTATGGTTCTTGCCCTATGATTACCGCACGGTGGTCTAAATCCAGTTCGGAGTTATACGGACGCGGTCCTCTACTCCAAGTAATGCCAACGGTAAAAATTGTTAATCACGTTATGGAAATGATCCTCCAGAATGCCGAGATGGCATTGGCTGGCACATATGTCTACGACGATGACGGCGTGTTTAACCCTCATAACGTATTTATTGAACCGGGAGCTTTTATCCCCCGCGCACCGGGATCAAGCATCGATGTCCTGCCGACAGCATCAAAATTTGATATTGGGCAGATGACCCTTGAAGAACGTCAACGGAACATACGCAAAGGCTTGTTTGTTGATGATTTTGATAAGGAAGGCAAAACGCCTTTAAGTGCTACAGAAGTGATGGAGCGCCGGTTTTTGTCGGCAACCGATATGGGAACCGTGCAAGGTCGGATGAAAACCGAACTGCTCAACCCCCTTATTCGTAGAGCCGTTTATATTTTAAATGACCAAGGAATTGTTGATATACCTGCGGTTGACGGCAACCAAATTGTCATTTACCCGGAATCGCCTTTGTTAAGGGCTCAAAAACAGCAAGATATTCAAGAATTGTTGGCCTACAACCAGCAATTGCTCGGTATGTTTGGTCAAATGGGCGCAAGCGCCATGAAATATGGCGAAACGGCTCAATACCTTGCTGAATTACACGGTATTCCATCAAAACTGATCGTATCTAAAGAGCAAATGGCTCAAATGATGGAAGGTGCCGCGCAAGCCGCTGAACAAAGCCAAGCGGGGCCGGAAGATATCATGCAAATGATGGGTCAGATGGGGCCTAAAGGGTAATAACGGAATTTTATGGCAGTTAAAGTAAGTCTTGATGGCAGAAAATACTCCCCTGACGTTGAAGCGCGTATTAATGCGGCTTTTGCTGAAATTTTTCAAAAGGACGCAGGTCAGGAAGTTCTTAACTATCTTACCAACATAACGATGCATTCACCGGCAGGACCGGGAACATCCAATGAAGTCGTACAACACCAATCCGGCCAATGCTGGATTGTCGGACTAATCCGCAAACGTACAGAGCTTGGAAAGGAGCTTTAAAGAGTGGACCCGGAAACAGCAGTTGCTGAAGATAACGAAGCCGAACAAGAACCCCAGCTTGAAGCAGAAGCGCAAAGCGCGGACGCGCCAGAAGCGACAGACCCAAACAAACCCGATTATTTTCCGCAAAAGCTTTGGGGTGATGGGGTTCAGTATCTTCAAGAAGACGGATCGCTAAACCACGAAGCGATGGGTGCAAGTCTGTCGGAAGCCTATACTCAGGCAGAGCGCCGCATTTTCATGCGTACTGAAGATTTACGCGAAGAAATCGCAAACGACATACGATCTGAAGTGCCAAAAGGTGTTCCAGAAGAGGCAAGCGGATACGAACTCGACCTTGATCCGTTGATATTGCCAGACGGATATAATTTTGAAGTTGATGAAAATGATCCGTTGCTCACGACAGCAAAGGATATTTTGCATCAATACAATGTTCCTCAAGCTAAGTTTAATGAGCTTGCTGAAGCCTACATCGGATCATCTTTGGCTAGAGTGCCGGATTACGATGTTGAAAAACAAAAATTAGGCGAATACTCCGATATGCGCTGCGAGCGCGTAAATTCATGGTGCCAACGGCATTTATCGGAAGGCGCATATGAAAC